TAAGCCGCCCTTTCTAGTGGTAGGGTTTCCCCGGTTATCAAAGCGACCGGTTCGGAAGTCTTTGTTTCGAATTCCTGTTTTACTTTTTCCGCGTGATTAACTCCCGCACAAAAAACCAAGACGCTTTTTCGTTCCCTGGTCGCGTCCAGGATTTCTTCGACCGCTGCGACCGTGATTTGGTCAAATGCGGATTCCATCCCCCGCGTCGTAAATTCCCCGCGGGCTTTTGGTAGTTTGCTCGAATCGACTTCGCAATTTGTTTTTTCGTTTGTCAATTGCGAAAGATAACCGGCTTTGATTAAATCGCTTATTTGGGCTTCGTAGCAAATCTGGTCGAACAATTCGCCTTCGGTTAATTCGCCTTCGCCGGTTCTAAATGGGGTCGCGGTTAAACCGATAACGAAAACCGTTTTATTGATTGCTCGAATGTCGGCTAAAAATCTCCCGTACATTGTGGTTTGGTCGTCGGGGATTAAATGGGCTTCGTCTACGATAACCAGGTGTCGTCGGTCCAATAACTCCGCGTTTTTGTAAATGCTTTGAATTCCGGCACAAACAATATCGGCTTCGGGTTCTTTTCGATTCAAGCCCGCTGAATAAATGCCGACTTCGCGACCGGTTAAACCTTGAATTTCCGCGGCGTTTTGTTCTAGCAATTCTTTCCGATGGGCCAAAACAACGATTCGCCCATCCCACCCGATAGCGTCTTTGATTAGCTGCGCGATAACCAAGGATTTCCCCGCCCCGGTCGGTAAGACGATTAGCGGGTTTTTCTTATCCCTGCAACAATCCCAAGCGGCCGCGACCGCTTCGCTTTGGTAATCTCTTAGCGTGATTTCTTTTTTTGTTTTGATTGGTCTAATCCTAAGCGTTCGGTTTCTTCTTTTTGTTTTCATCATTTCCCCTTTTTGTAAAAACTTATCAGAATAGTTTTGAACTATTAAATTCAACTTCTGCCGCGTTTAGATGCTGGCAAGCGTGCTTATAATAGGAATCTTTAAGTTCTACCCCAACATATCTGCGTCCCTGCAAAATAGATTGGTATCCTTCAGATCCCACCCCGCCAAATGGCGATAGAACCAAATCGCCCTCGTTTGTCCATAATTGCAGACAACGCTCGATAACGTCTAATTGTAGCGGGCAGATATGCCGCTCGTCTTTTCCGTCGCGTGCCATTCTGAAATTCAGCGTGTTAGTTTGGCGTATGTCGGCCCAAACCGGCGATGCGTAACGCTGCCAAACGTCAATAGAATAATCCCCGTTAGACTCAAAACAATCCGGATCTCCCGCGTAGTGCGTAAACGGTCCTTCGACTGGTTCTTCGTTGTCGCCTGGAACCTTGAACGTACATACATAATCAGGGATTCCCATTCGGCTTCGTGCCGAGTCCTTTTTAACCTGCTTGTGCAATAGCCCAAGTGCCTTGGTCCTTTGCATGTCAACAACAGGATCCTTCCAGATGCAAACCTCGGAATGGAATATAAACCCAGCCTTGATCATGGATCGGATGATGTCCCCGCGAAAATCACGGATCCCGATGTAGCCATGATGGGATTTGGACGCGGGCAAGTTCATACAATGCACCGAGCACAATCGACCAGGTTTGATCACTCTAAAAAGCTGGTCAGCTAAAAACTGGTAATGCTGAAAAAACTCCTCGTCGGTTTCGCAATTCCCCATATCTCGCTCGGAATCGCTGTAAGTGTAAAGACTGGAAAACGGCGGACTAAAAACCGAATAATCAATGGAATCATCGGGAAGCCATCCCACGACTTCGACGCAATCGCCGTGATACATTGTCCATTTCTCGCCAAAGTTTTGATCGTATAAAGCAGTCATTTTATTCTTCCCCAGGTAATTTAATTTCCATCTTTAGTTTTGGTTCGTATGATTTCTTTCGGCTTTGATGATCGCTAAATGAAACCATTCCTCGCATCGCTTCGGCCATTCCAGACCTCATTAACTCAAAATCGTTTTCCTTTCTTGATATAGCGGATTGAATCCCGCTTTCGCTGTCAGCTAAAACAATGTCAACATAAACAGGTTTTTTCTGACCAAATCTCCATGATCGCCGAACGGCTTGATAGTATGCCTCGAATGAATAAGACAAACCCGCGAATATCTGATGATTGCAATGCTGCCAGTTCATTCCAAATCCGCTAATCGACGGTTTCGTAATAATGATGCGGGTTTCTCCATTTGAGAAAGATGTTAGTTTTTCCTCTTTATGTTTTTCGCTATCGTTGCCGCGGATTTCCACCGCGTGCGGTAATCGGTCACGCAAAACATCAGATTCGTAATTCGTATCGCACCAGACAATGCAAGGCCCGTCAAATCTATTTGTCAATTCGATAGCCTTTTCCATTCTGGCTTCGCACGTTAAACGCTTTTCTTCGTGTATGTTAGTGGCCGATAGCCCGTGAGTATTAAACAGCAATCCGGCGACGGTTGCTTCTTCTTTTACTTCTACGGTATGTCGATCCACAATCAATTGCGGCAGGTTGTAGCCTTCATCGCATCCTCCAACATCCGATGGGGATGCCATGCAAATCGCCCACGTGGAAACCCACTGCCAAAAATTGTCGACGCCGTGTTTTTTCAATCGCCATTTCGAAGTATCTCCAGAGTCGTGAATGAAATACTTTGAAAGCATATCGACCCGTTCACAGATCCCTAAAAACTCGCAATGGGTTCCGAGTTCCATGTGATCATTTGGAGCGGGGGTCGCAGTACAAGCCAAACGAAATCGAACGTCTTTATAGGAATCGACGAGCTGCTTTTTTATCTTTCCGCTGTAGTTTTTAAGAATAGATGATTCATCTAAAACGACCCCTCCAAACTGATGCGGGTCGAATCGGTGAAGTTTTTCATAATTGGCAATGCAGATTGAACCCGGCAAAACATCAGATTGATCATCGCAAACCTTAACAGGAACAATTCTATTGATTCCAAATTTCCTCGCTTCGCGTAAAGTCTGCTGTCGAACTCCAACAGGACAATGAAGCATTACGGGGAGCCCGGTTTTCCTTGCTACGTGGCTTGCCCATTCCAATTGCTGAATGGTTTTCCCAAGCCCGCATTCTTCGAATAACGCCGCCCTTCCACGTTTCAAAGCCCACTGAACTACGTTCTTCTGCCAATCAAATAGGTTTTCGTTGAGGTCGTCAATGTCAACATCGAAGCCGTGCTCAATTGGCTTTTGTTCTTTTATTTTTAGATATTCGTAATAATCCATCATTTCCCTTTTTTGTAAAAACAAAACCCCGATTTTTAAGCGGAATCGGGAAACCGCAAAAATGCGATATCAAAAACGTATCGCCCGTTGAATGTAAAACGACTGCAACATGCCGGCCAGATTTACATTCTGTAGCTAAGTCCGACACCCCGAAAGGTAAACACCGCCGAACTTAACACCTGGATCCCCGACGGCCGGGGCGGTTTTTTATAAAAGATTTCAACGCGGGTAAACCGCGGAACTCAGTTTGTATCGGCTTTGGTGTTCTCTCCGATACTTGAAAGCAAAACTTACTAATCATTCCAGGGGCTTGCGTTTGTCGTTTCCGGCTTTGATTCAACCGGAACCGATGCAACCGAAGAAACCTTTTTAATTTCGTTAGTAAGTTCTCCCGTATCGCTTCGCGTTCGCGTTACGACTTTCAATAACAACGGTTTGTCGTGTAATTCTTCGGAACTGGACGGGTTCAAAATTCCGGTCGCTTTCCGGATTTCGGCCAATCGCTGATTGGCAATCTTTACCGCGGTTTTGTTTGCGTTCCATAAATTCAAACGGTCCCAAATTCGGCGTTCCTTAAATTCGCCTTCGACAATCTGAAAAGTAAATTCCAGATAATAACCTGTTTTCGCTTTTGTCTCTTTCTTTTCGCTTGCCACAATTAACGCGACATAATCGCCAGGGGTAATCGGTTCGAAATCATCGTTTCCGACTTCTATAGAAAAATCCAAACCCTCTAAACTTGCCATAATTAAAATCCCTTCCTTAAAAAACGGGTTCAAAAACATATTCCGCCACGGCTTCGAATTCGTAATTACAAGCCGGACAAATGATAAATTCGCCTTCTAAATTTCGAATCGACTTTAACCCGCTTTTACATTGCGGGCAAAAATAGCGAATCCGATATTCGTCGGGCGGTTCGATTAAAATTTTGGGTAAAATGCTCCCGCGGAATTTATCCATTGATGAATTCCCCATATTCGAAACCATCTTTCGACATCGCAATTTCTTCCGGAAGCCCAAGCCGGTTTTTCGCTAAATGGCTTGGTCGCTCCGTCGTGTAAATGATTCGTTCGCCGGTTCCCTTTGCCAAGTTTCGTTTTCGGTTGAAACCTTCGTCGGTCGTTTTGTTGTAAACCTTGAAATTACAAAACAAAACTTCGTCGCAGAATTCTTGAACCAAAGAACCGACGCCGTACCCTTTCGAATTAACGTGTAATTTCGGAGCGTACCGGTCATAAGATTCCATTTCTGGCGATTCGAACCGCTTAATTGAACAATGGGCCAAAAGCAAAACGTTAATTCCGTTTTGGATAACATTGTTCAAAGCCAAAATAAGTTTTTCGAAATACTCCGTCGCTTTGTCGTATCCTTTCCCGTAGGGAATGTCGGCGATTGTTTCAAAGTTCCCGCCTGCGTCTTTCAAAACCTCTTTGTAAATTAGCTTTTCCAACCAATCGACCGAATCAATAACCAGGGTTTCGAAACTGTGGTTTTGTCCCTCGGTTCCCCCCATTTCAATAATCGGTTGCCAAGCGTCTAAAAGCGTTTCACATTTGGGAAACGACATTACCGCCAGGTCCGAAAGCCCATCTTCGATATTAATAAAAACCGGGTTCGGCCATTTCGCGGCCCAACTCGATTTCCCGATTCCTTGAACCCCATAAAGAAGCGTTCGCCGGGCTTTCTTTTTTTGCGTTTGTTTTACTTTTTCAAAAATACTCATTTCTAAACTTTCCCTTTTCTAAAAAAAACTGTCACGATTTCTATACAAAATAAATTGATTCGGTTTCGTCCCCTTATAATTTTTCCTGTCGTCCGGATGGAATAACGCTTTCCCCCTTTCTAGTCGGCTTTGTAAGATTCTCTTTTTTTCTTCGCTCCCAGGCGGGGCGTCGGTCGGTTTGTCATCTAAAGGCGGATTAAAATTATTATCGTTTCGAAAGTATGCAAGCCAATCATTTACATTTTTAAGTTTTTGTTTTTGCTTTTTGGTTAAAATGCTGTTTAAGTATGATTCGCAGTCTTTCCCGCATTTGTGGAACTTCTCATTAATAACGTAATTCAAATCGAAATTTTTAAGTTTCCCACAATCACAAACGCAAGCGACGAAAAGACGCCCGTTTACCGCTTCGGGTTCTTCGACAACAGTTAAAAAGCCAATCTTCGAACCGATGGGGAACCGGGCCGCGTAAACCCTCCGGCGATTTTCTAGGGCTTTTTCCCTTCGCTCTCTTTTAATTCTTTCTTCTTCGCTTTCCAAAACTCGATTCCCTTTTTCTCTGGTTGCGATTCCCTTAATTTTTTGATTCGTTCCCATCGCTTAGGAAACTTTTCAAGGAACCAAAGCCCCGATTCGACCGGCGACAAATGCCAAAAAAACTTATGGCATCCCGCACACAATGCTTTTATGTTTTCCGGTTCCACCGCTAAAGCCCTATCTTTGGGCGTGTTTGGGATAACGTGCGAAGCGTCGATTTTGAAACCTTCGCTTTTTGATTTCCCGCATCTTTGGCAAGTGTAACCGTCCCTTTCTTTCGCTATCCTTTTAGCTATTGTCAAACATTGCTTATAAACTTGGGTCGCTGTTGGTTTCTTCCGTGGCATTTTCTTTATTCATCGCTAGAAGCCACGGTTTTAGAAATCAAATATTCGTGGGCCCAAGTCCTAACTAAATGGGTTCCGACTGATTTTATCAAAAACTCCGCGTCGCTAATCGTCGGTTCTATTAGTTCATCTTCCAATTGGATAAATGAAAGCGAAAGCTGAGTGAGAAAAACTTGGGGATATTCTTTTTCTAATCGCGAAAAAACTGATTCCCGCAAACTTGCTAACATTTGGTCGGATTCAGCGTTTCTTTTTAGCCATTCCGAAATAAATTCCTTTTTATTCTTCATCTGTTTACCTTCCTTGTAATCGTTCAATCTTTGTTTCTAATCTTTTCGATTTCTCTTTTCATTTCTTCTTTGTGTTTTCGAAATCGGCGTTCGCCTAAATAATCGACGAACGCGACCCCGACATAATAGCAAAGCATGAAACAAAAAATAAAAATAATCGCGTATTCCATCGGCTTTACCTTTCCAAATGCTAAAGAAGGTTTTTCCCTTTAGAGTCCCTTTAACTCTTTTCGGAGTTTAACGAACCCAAATTAAGAAATAAACCCCAATTGGCAAAAAAAACGACCCTGGCTTAATTTGCAAGCGTAAACGCAAGCATTTGGGCCAGGGTCGCCGGGGGAAGGATATTCTTAGGAAACCGCGGTTTCGTTAAAAACCACTTGGGCAAATGGTCCCAAAGCTCCGGTCGACGTTGTAACCGCCAAGTCGATAGAAATTACGTCGCCGGCACTAATCGAAGTCGACGTAATCGTTCCGCTGTAACCTTGGTCGTCGGTTTCTGAATTTGTGATATTAACCGCGGCGGTCAAAACGCTGGAACCATTAACTTTCAAATCAAAGTCGACATCGGTTGTCGTTCCGGTGTCCGCTAAAGAACAAGTAAATGTTTTAAGGGTTCCGCTATTGCTTGCAATACAAACCGTTTTATGGGTCGCCACCGGGGTATCGGATCGGTCTAAATCAAACGAAGTCGAAATGAATCTTTGTTGCTGCAATTTGGACGCGGCAATATTTGCGCCCGCCGAAACATCGCCATCTAAAACTGGCGAAACGATAATGTTTGAAGGTACTGTTAATTGTGACATTTGTTTTTTTCCTTGTTAAGTCATACTTCCAGGGGCCGAAGTTCCGGCAAAAAATAATTCAAACGCGGTTTCCGCAAAACTTCCCGCGGTCCAAGGTCTGGCAAAATGCCAGGTTCCGCTCGTTCCTGTTGGGCTTGGGCTATCAAATCTAAAACCCATTGGAATCGAATAATATGACGATGGACCTGGCAAAGATAAATTTTCGACTTCCAAACCTAATCGGTCGCCTTGAAAATTCCAGCTTGACGCTTGCGGAATAGAAACTCTGGTTCTTGAAAAATCTGTAATTAATCGACCGCCAATATTGGGAAACCCTCCCGATGTTCTTTGTGATGTATTAGCGGGCGGGCTGCTGTATTTTGGGCCGCTTTCGTCGGGCGTCCAAAAATACCATTTTGTACTGTCGTCAAATTCAATATTTCGATTCCCATTGGGATATAAATAATCAATATTATCTTTAATCGCGAAATGTTCGTTTGTCGTATTCTTTAACGTGCTTAACCAAACGGGGCGTTCGCTTGTCCCGTTAACCTCATAATCTAAAACATAAGTCGCCATCGACCAGGCTTTTGATTTTCCGATTGGGTCTTGCCATCCTTCCCAACAATCGGCCCGCGGATAATTGTTTGGATGATTAATTAAATAGGTGTCGTAAATTACCGAAGGTTCCCGTGGGGGGAGAAATTCGTTTAAGGGTCGCTGGTATCCAGGGGATTCGGCTTTCATCGACGCGACACAAACGCCGTCGATATGTATTTGAAAATAATCTTCTAAAGTGTCTCTATAGCTAGGCCATTTTGTAAACGCTGGAACCCCTAACGGATTGTCAGCGGGAATGGTTCTTAATGGCTGACTAAAAAAGATTTCCACTAAATGTTCGCCAGGTTCAAAATCTATATCGTGAGCTTTCGAAATTGTGGTTTGTAAATCGCTGTATCCCGTCCCCGCGGAACCGGCGTTTCCCTGATATTCTCGAAAAGCTCCCGAATTATTGGCGCATTGGCTGTAAGTCGTCGTCCAAAGTTTCCCGCCATCGACCGCCGAAAAAATCATTATCGGGGCTTGGGAAGTGTAATTGGTTCCCGTCATTGGCCCATAAAAATTAACGTAATCGGAAAACAAAACAAAATTTCCGTTTTCGCAAACGTCAATCCGAAAGCGTTTACAGGTTATAGATTCATTCGGTCGGTTAAAATATTCGATTCCGTCGACATCCCGCCCGCCCATCAAATGGGAAACGATACAATCGAAATCGCCATAAAGCCGACCCAAAAAAAACTCGGTTCGGGTGTCAAAAATCATTTTGTTTTGTTGGCCGTCGTGGGTTCCGATCCCGCTTGGCCGATGCTGATTAATCCCAAGCGGTTGTCCGTTTGTTCGGGCTTCGAAAGCGTTTTCTTTTCGGTAGTCTCCGTGTATTGGATGCCAATACAACAAATTCCACATTTCATCCTTATGTTTATAAGTCTCGATAACTGTCATGGCGTCCCCGGCCCAGTCCCCCCACCGCCATCGGGATTAGGGTTTTCGGCTTCTAAATATTGTTCTTCCAATATCCACCAATTTATCGTCGTCGTTCCGCCCCCAAGCCCCCCGCTAGAAATCGTAACCGGAACCCCTGGATTAATTAAAAACGCTTTGGCCCCAATTGCTGAAGGATAATTTCCGGTATTTAACGCCCTTACCACTTCGTCGAAATATGGCCCCGTTTCGGTTATTCGATGCTGGCTTTCGCTAATCCTTACCGCCCGAACCAAATCGACTTCCCGGCTTTCGCCACCATACGGAACAAATAATTGAATTAATCTTTCGTTTTCGGTTGCTCCCATTTCGACCGCTGAAAGCGTTTGGTATCCCTTCCATTTCGGCCCATCTTCTTGGCCGAATTGCAAGATTTCAAAATCGTTTGTGTGGTGGGCGGAAAACTGGGTTCCCGCATCAATTCCCCCGCTTGCTTTATCAAATCCAATAACGAAAGTATCTTTTGATTGCGCCCACCCGTATTCATTTGGTTCGACCGGCATCGAATTATTAAACGCCCAAGCGTCTTTTATCCATAAGTTAAATCCGCTTTCGTCTTTAACTTGCGAATAACAATAAGCCGCGACCGCTGGATAATCGGCCGTTCCTTGTCCCTGATAAGAGAATCGTTTTAAGAAAACCAAACCAAACGGAGGAATCGTTTTGCCTGTTTTGTTTTGAAAAGCGAAACCCCCTTGTTCGTCGAATCCATTAGGGGCGATAGACGCGCTAGTAACCGAACCGGCCGCGACCATCTTTTTAAGTTTTATCGCCGTTTCTCGGTCGTTAAATCCGTAAACTGGCATTTAATCGTTTACCCCTTGAACGTAGATTTCGACCGCGGCCGTATTAGCCCTGGCGAATAGACTTGTTCCGTTCATTTTGAAAACCATCGACGACCCCGCGGGTAATCGCATCCCGTAAACCCCGGTTGAAAACCCAAATTCAACGTAATTTGTGTCATCCAAGTTTGTGATATAAGTCCAACCGGGCGTCACATCGCCAAACGAAATTGTTTCTTCCGATGTTCCAACATTTACTCCGCCAGGGGCGGGCGCAATCGGGGCGGCTTGGTCATAGCTTTTCGTCGAAGAAATCGCGGGAACCAACAAGCTCCCATTTGAAACCTGAATTCCGGTCGTTACTTTTATTTCGTCCGCCATTTTTCAAACCCTTAAAATAAGTTCATTCC